TATTGCAAATAAACCAGACAATTGTTTACCGCTTAAAACAAAATCAAACGAACGCCTTGAATTTCTTGGTGATGGCGTATTAGAACTTATTACAAAATATTATTTATATAAACGCTTTCCTAAAGCTGATGAAGGATTTATGACTGAAAAAAAGATCGCATTAGTCAAAAATGAGCATATTGGAAAAGTTGCCCTTGAAATGGGACTAAACAAATATTATATTATTTCTCGGCACGCAGAAGATAAAAATATTCGCAACAATTTGAAAAAATTGGGTTGCTTATTTGAAGCATTTATTGGTGCTATTTTCCTAGACTTCAATCGCATTTCTATTAATGACGAATATGGGTGGTTTACAAATGTATTCAATTGTGGCCCTGGACTACAAATGGCGCAAATTTTCGTAGAAAATGTATTCGAAAAGCACGTTGATTGGACTAATTTAATTAATAATGATGACAACTATAAAAATAAGCTTCAAGTAATTATTCAAAAAGAATTCAAAATTACACCAGACTATGTAGAATTAAAAACTCCTAAAATGGACGATGATGATGATAATGATAAATTATATGTAATGGGTCTTTATATTTGTTTTGGACAAAATATTCATAATGCTAAAATTAGTAATGCACACAATTATGAACAATTAGGGTCATTTAAAGCAATTCACGAACTACTTGAAAAACAAGATAAATTATTAGTGTTTTTAACAAAGGCAGAGCATAAAATTAAGAAAAAGGCAGAACAAATTGCGTGTGACCAAGCTATTAAATTAATTGAAAAATAATGCAATAATTTATTAATGTAAATAATGTAAATACTTTTTTATTATGCTAATATAATATTTATGGGTTTATGTAAATATAGAGATATATTTGGTAAAGTAGGAACGGGTGTTCATTCATTAAGACTATTTAATATTGCAGTTGTTGATACACTATTAACATTATTACTCGCTTATGTTATAAATCTCTATTTGAAAAGTAATTTATTAGTAATATTTGTTGTATTAATTGCGGCTTCAATATTAATTCATAGAGCTTTTTGTGTAGAAACTACATTGACAAAAATGTTTTTTTCTTTTAAATAAAATATGAAAAAATTTATTAATATAAGAACAAAAACCAAAATAATATAAAAATGGCTACTACAATTAGTTCGCCTAAATTAAAAATGATTGACTTATTTGCTGGAACAGGAGCATTTAGTTATGCTTTTGAAAAAACAAGCAATGTAGAGTGCATATTTTCAAACGATAATGTTGAATGGTCAAAAGAAATATATGATTTAAACTTTACACACAAACTAACTCTAGGTAATTTAAATGACATAAAAACAGAAACACTACCTAAACATGATATTTTAACAGGTGGTTTTCCTTGTCAACCATTCAGTATAGCAGGAAAACAAGAAGGTTTTCAAGACGAAAGATCAAATGTATTTTGGAAAATTTTATCCATTATAGATTTTCATAAACCGTCGTGTGTTATTCTAGAAAATGTTAAAAATTTAATATCACATAATGAAGGAAAAACTTTTGAAACTATCAAGAAAAATTTAACAGAACGTGGATATTATATATGCTTTAAAGTACTTGATACAGCAGAAATTACAGGCATTCCACAACATCGTGAGCGAATATATATAGTTTGCATAAAATCTAAAGAAGTATTTTCTAAATTTACATTAGACTTTCTAGATGTTCCAAAGGCTCAAATAGTATCTTTATTAGAACCGGATGTTAGTTCAAAATATTATTATACAGCTAAATCATCAATTTGGGAGTTGATTAAAAAAAATGTTCTAAAAAAAAATACAATATATCAATATAGACGCGCATATGTTCGTGAAAATAAGAGCAATGAATGTCCAACATTAACTGCAAATATGGGCGGAGGCGGACATAATGTTCCATTAATACTAGACTCTAAAGGTATAAGAAAATTAACACCTCGCGAATGCTTCAATTTTCAAGGTTTTCCTTCTTCTTATAAATTACCACCAATTTCAGATACAAATTTATATAAACTCGCCGGAAATGCTGTATCTGTGCCTGTTGTTGAACTTATTGCTCGGCGACTAGTTCCGTTGCTTTGCGCATAATGCCATAATAATCATAATCACCAAAGTTATTTATAAAATAAATTTATTATAAAATTGAAATTTATTAATATAAGAACAAAAACAAAAACAATATAAAATGGATGCTTATATAAATAAAACACGTGATGAATTAATTATTATTTGTAAGGAGCAAAAAATTAAAGGATATAGTAGTCTAAAAAAAGACGAAATAATTAAATTATTGTTAAATAAAACAATTTTAACTAATGTTAAAATGGAAAATTTAACTAATGTTAAAATGGAAAATTTAACTAATGTTCAAACCGAAAATGTAGTTACTGTATGTGACTTCTTTTGTGGAGCAGGTGGATTTTCTGAAGGATTTTATCAAGAAGGGTTTGATATTGTATTTGCTTTAGATTATTGGAAACCAGCATATATAACACACGAACATAATCATAAACATTGTAAAAATGTATGTATGAATATTCTTGATATTGATACAACAGCAAAAATAGATGAAATTATTCCAGATACAGATATTATTATTGGTTCACCGCCTTGTGTATCATTCTCGAGCTCAAATTTAAGTGGTAAAGCAGATAAGACATTAGGACTTCAATTAATTAAACAATTTTTGAAGATAATCCTTTATAAAAAAACGAAACCTAATAGCAAGTTAAAATATTGGATTATGGAAAATGTACCAAATAGTATTGAATTTATAAAAGATAAATATACTGCAATCGAACTAGGATTAGACCCGTTATTACCTGATTTGCTTATAAATAATAAAAATATATTAGTAGCATCTGATTATGGTAGTCCACAAGGAAGAAAACGAGCAATTGTTGGCGATTATATTATACCTAAAATAACACACTCTTTTGACAATGCTATTCATATTAATAAAATTTTAGAAGCACTAGGTTCTCCATTAAATAAGACAACCCAAAATATTAGTGACCCATCATTTCCATTAATATTAGCGAGAAGTGAGCTAACAGACCATTTTTATGATAGTGAAATACCGTCTGAATGGGCAATTAAAGCAAAACGATTGAAAACGGACCACGGCTTTATGGGTAAAATGGATTTTCCAGACAGAACAGACAGACTTTGTAGAACAATTATGGCAACCGAATCTTATTGTTCACGTGAATCAATAATATTTAAGAAGGAAGATTGTTCAAATAAATATAGAGCCCCAACAATTCGAGAATTGGCTTGTTTAATGGGGTTTCCAATAGACTATCAATTTGTTGGAACAAATAGCAATTCCAAACATAAACAAATTGGAAATGCTGTTTGTGTTCATATGTCAATGGCATTAGCTAAAGCTATAAAGACAACTATGAATATATTTTTAGTAAAAAAACCAAGAAATCTTGTTAAAGCAAATATAAATTTAAATGATTTACAAAGTCCATTATTTTCAAAATATAAATCATCACCTAAAAAAATGAATAGTAAATTTCATATACATATTCCAAATCTTAAAATTAATCAATTAAGAGTTGAATTAGATAATATAACATCGGATTTTGACAACTCAAAATATATCTGGAGATGCGTATTACATAAAGGGTCTGGGAAAACTGCTTTATGTGTGCAATTTAATAATAATAAATTACATCCTATTATATCTAGTCATAAATCATTTAAAGAAATCAATGACTTTATAAATATTAGTATTAGACCATATATCTTCAGTAGTTATAAATTTCAAGAAAAAAATTGTAATATAGTAAATGAAAATAATGAAGCACATTATTCGCCAGAAACTTTATTAGAATTAATTGCAAATAAAATTACAGAACTAGATATTAAAGATGATAAAATTGAAATTCACGAACTAGACACATATCTTAAATATGTGAAAAAAAATTCATATTCAATGGAAATTATATATGCCCTTTATATATTAAATAGAACATTAGAATATTTAATAAATTAGATATATTAGTCATTAAAATTATAAAAATTCTTTTTTAATTGATATGCTACTTCCCTTTCTTATTAATATATCTTCAATATTTATTTTATGTATTTCAGCTATATTTAAAGCTACGATTAGTGTAATAAAATTTGCTGTATAACCCAATGCACGATTACCACTTCCGTGTCCAGCACCGTGTGGGTGAATATGTAAATATTTTTGACCTTTTTGGGATACTTTTTTTTCATAAATATATTGTCTAATCATTGTATAATCATTATTAATTATTTCATAAATTTCAGTTGATAGATTTTCAATATTAAAACACATAATGCATAACATTGTTTGGTCTAACAATTCATCAAGTGGTTTAAATTTTATTTTATCATCATTTCTCACTATTAAAATGAAACTTTTGCATTTTTTATAATAGTCGCATTCTGAAAAATATTCATTAATACTAATATTGTTAAATGTTTCATAATTTGTTGTATTACCGCAATTAGTTAATGTTTGTCTTTCTTTGGCATTTTTTCCACCATTTTTAAGAGTCTTAAATGCGCAAGTTTTTATATCATAACCCAATTTAATAATATCAGGACTTGAATCAGAGTTAGGTTTTTGACCAAATAATCCATATTCAATAATTTTTCCAGTTAATCCTTTATCTGTTTTATTTTTATTAGATAGTAAATTTTTAATTAAATCTTCCTCACTAGGGAGACCATTACATATACTTCTTGCATATTGCATTATCTCGCGTAGGCTTTTATTTTTAATATTTTTATTTAAATCTTCCAGGTAGTTATATAAAACGATCTCATTACTAATAACATCTAATATATTATAGATATAACTATTTAATATACTCATTTTATAGTTAAAGAATATAATACTTTATATTTTTATATTATTAAACTATCAATTTTATTTTGATTAATTTTATTTTGATTATTTTTAACTTTAATGTTCCAAAAAATTAAACATTAAACATTAAGTAAAATATTAAAACTACTTATTATTATATATTATTTAATTATATATAATAATGATAAATGAAACTTTGGAACAATTAAAAATAAAACCCATACCAAAAAAACCCACACAATTTCAAGTTATTATTCAAATACCAAGTGAAGGTGTTGGGCCAAATATTATTGATAAAACAAGTGAACGTTTAATAAATAGAGAGCAATTTTTTAGTGATCTTCAAGAAAATTTAGGAGTTGTTCAAAAAAATTATATAAAAACCAAAAAACCCATCAATACAATAAAAGAAGAGATTTTACAAAAATCTAACCAAGAAATAGAAAGTAAAAAACAAAAACAAGAACCTGAACCAGAACCCAAAGTTTATATTGCAGAAAATACTTTAACTCAAATTGTTAAGACAAGACAAATAATAATTATTAAAGAACCATCAAATGAAGCTTTAAAACAATCTAAAACAAATTTACCTTCACAAGAGAGATTAACACCTAAACCAGGAACACGCGTACACGACCAAAGTCTAGGTCTAGATAAACAAAAAACCAAAAAGTTACAAGCTGAAACGATTGACGAAACTTTAATTATTCCAAAAGATTTACGTATAGGTAAAACGCTTTACACAAATAGAATTCCTAAAATACAGCCTAATGTGTTAATAAAAGCCTCTAATTATTATTTGTATAATCGAGAGATTTTTATTAGTTTTATTAATTCTCTCTTTGAACCTTATAAGCAACAATTATTAAAAGAAGAACAAGATATGTTATCAGGTAAAGCATCAATAAGTTGCGCGAATAATGACAGCTCTAATTTTTCTCTCTTAATTCATCAAAAGATTGTGCGAGATTATATAAATATTTATACACCGTATAGAGGACTGTTATTATACCATGGACTTGGGTCAGGAAAGACTTGCTCTTCTATTGCTATTGCAGAAGGAATTAAAAATGATAAAAAAGTATTAATTATGACACCAGCGTCATTAAAAGACAATTATGTTGAAGAATTGAAAAAATGCGGTGACTTTATGTATAAGAAAAATCAATTTTGGGAGTTTATAGATACTAAAATAAACCCACAATATGTAGAATATTTAAGCTCACTGTTAAAGCTGTCTCAAGAATATATAATTAGTAATGGAGGAGCCTGGTTTATTAATGTGAAAAAAGAGCCGAATTATGATAGTCTTGATTTTGAGGACCAAAAGAAAATAAATTCTCAATTAGACAAAATGATAAATTACAAATACCAATTTATAAGCTATAACGGTTTACGAAGCTCTCACTTAAACGGAATGACTTACGGCGGAACAATAAACCCTTTTTCTAATAAAGTAATAATCATTGACGAGGCCCATAATTTTATTAGCCGAATAGTTAATAAATTGACCCGTAAAACCTCATTATCAATGAAATTATATAATTATTTGATGGACGCAGAAAATTGTAAAATCATATTATTGACCGGCACACCAATTATTAACTATCCAAATGAAATAGCAATATTATTTAACATTTTACGTGGCACAATTAGGAGCTATAATTGTAAGCTAATATTAGATAAGAAAACGATGACTAAAGAAAAAATAGAGAGCATCTTTAAAGCCGCAAATATATTAAATTATGTAGACCTTATAGAATACAATGCAGTTAGCTATGAAGTTACTATTACACAAAATCCATTTGGTTACGTTAAATCAGAGACAAATAAAAACAAGTTATCATATTCAAGCGAGGTAATAACAAGTGAAGAATTTATGCAAAAAATAAAGGGCGCTCTTGAGTCGCAATCTCTCAAAATCGCGGGCAACAAAATAAATATAACTGGGTACAAGGCTCTTCCTGATAATTTTGATGATTTTAAGTCATTATTTATTAGTCCAAATAATTCGATAAACAATCCATCTATGTTTAAAATGCGTATAATTGGGCTAACGTCTTATTTTAGAAGCGCACAAGAGCAATTGATGCCTAAATATTCGCATAGCTCAAGCAATGACTTTAAAATAATTAAAATTCCTATGAGCGACTTTCAGTTTAACATTTATGAAGAAGCCCGTGTTCAAGAACGCAAATTAGAGGAGTCGAATAAAAAGAAGAAATCTAAAAAAACGAAGACGGGTGCGCAAGGAGATGACCTTTATAGCGATAGCGTTTCGACATATCGCATTTTCTCTCGCGCGTTTTGTAATTTTGTATTTCCAAAACCTGATATAAAACGTCCAATGCCAAATAATGATGAAACGCTAGAAACAACATTAGAAAATATTAATTTATTGAACGATGACGAGGCAATTGATAAAAATCTCTCTGAAGATGTTATTGATGACTTAAGTATTTCTGAAAAATTAGACAATATTGATGGTAAATATGATGCGGACGACATTAAAGATCTAGAAAAGGATGCAGCAACTCAAAAATTAGGTGATACAAGTTATAGTAAGCGTATTGTCGAAGCACTAAAAGAACTTGAGAAAAATTCGCGCAAATATCTCTCTAAAGAAGGGCTACAAGTCTATAGCCCCAAATTTTTACATATTTTAGAAAATATTATTGATAGCGACCATAAAGGTATTCATTTATTATATTCGCAATTCAAAACATTAGAAGGTATAGGTATTTTAAAGTTGGTTTTAAAAGAAAATAATTTTGCTGAATTTAAGATTAAAAAAAACGGAAGCGGAGAATATATTTTAAATGTTTCTAGTGAAGATATGAATAAACCTATGTTTGCTTCTTATACTGGGTCAGAAACACCAGAAGAGCGTGAAATTATTAAAAATGTATTAAATAGTAATTGGAAACTGGTGCCATCATCTATAATAAAAACTATAGAAACACTATCAGACAATAATTTTATGGGACAAATAATTAAGGTGTTAATGATTACGTCTTCAGGTGCGGAAGGTATTAGTTTGAAGAATGTGCGTTATGTTCATATTACCGAGCCATATTGGCATCCAGTGCGTATTCATCAGGTTATTGGTCGCGCACGACGCATTTGTAGTCATAGCGACTTACCTAAAGAGCTACAAACTGTGAATGTGTTTTTATATTTAATGGTTTTTAGCGAACAACAATTAACGAGTGACTTATCTATTGAATTGAGGTTAAAAGATATATCGAAAAAAGATAAGAAACAAGTTATTACGAGCGATGAATATTTATATGAAATATCAAGTATAAAAGAGGAAATCAATGCCTCTTTGCTACAAAGCGTTAAGGAGTCAGCAATAGATTGTAGTATTCATACGCGGGCGTCAAGCACAGAAAAAGACATCAAGTGCTTTGTAATAGGTAATCCAAGCGAAAATAAATATATATATACTCCAAATATAGAGGCTCAAGATAAAGATGAAGGCATGAAACTAAACAAGAGAAAACAAGTATTAAAACTAAATGAATTAACAATTAATAAAATTAAATATGCGTATAATAAAGAAACACAAGAGCTCTATGATTATGATAGTTTTTTGAAAAATGAATTGCTGCTTGTGGGTAAGTTAATAATACAAGAAAACGGCACATATAAATTAGAGAAGGTTTAATATATAATATTTAACATAAACGCCCATATGCTATAATATAACCAAGCATTAATAACGTCCAAATTATTCCAATACCTAACAAATCTTGAAGCATATCTAGAAAAGGGCTTGTAATCATTAATTATTGTTTTATTGTTAATGTTTAACTCTAACAATAAATATAAAAATATATTAATCAATTTTTATATTCAAACATTGAGAGATTTAAGGAATAGTCTCCTTAATAGTTTAACAATTATTTTTTAAGTGGTTTTAAAATATATTATTCATTCTCTCTATTAAGAATATTCAATTTATCCATTATTAAGATTTGATTAGCTAATACTTGCGCTAATTGACTAGATAGTTTATCTATTTTAGTATTAAGATTATAATCATAGTCTTTAGTTTGTGTGTTTTTTAAAGAATTGTTGACATTAAATTGAGAGTCTTGCTCTTGTATTTCCTCTTTTATAAGTGTGTCTTCGCTTAAATCAACAACTTCAATACTAGCTATTGAAGTAGAAGGAGGAGGAAAATTAATAGCCCGTTCTTTTTGTATTTTTTCTAATAGTTCATTCATATTATTACTAGTTAAGGGTTCATCTTCTTTAACATCGCTAAAATCTATTATTTCAGGTTTTTTTAATGTTATAAGCTCATTAAAGCTGACCTTTTTAGCATTAAGTTCTTTATCAAATTCTTCTAGTTTTTCGGCTTTTAACGTTTCTTTGATTTCAATAGGAGTTAATAAAGATTTTTTATAATTAGCTATAGTTGTTACCATATTTTGCAATATAATTTTATTTATAGCAATAATATTTTTAGGGTCGCTAATAGTATTAGTGGAAAGCTCTCTAGTTTCATCTAAACTTTTTAGTATTGTTTTTTCGAATAACATTTGAATATTATTAAAATCTGTTTCAGGTATATTGTTAAATACTTTATTGTTATATAACACATTCCATAAAACCTCTTTATTTTCCTTACTTGTTATAAAACTTGCGTTGCTATTTAAATTTGCGTTGCTATTTAAATTTGCGTTGCTATTTAAATTTGCCTTGCTATTTAAATTTGCGTTGCTATTTAAATTTGCGTTGCTATTTAAATTTGCGTTGCTATTTAAATTTGCGTTGCTATTTAAATTTGCCATATAATATACTACAAAATTTACACTTTAATTTATAATTTATAATTTATATAAAAATATAATGTTTTATTTTATATAAATAAATATGCTTAAATTAGCACTTCTATTTTTAGGAATTCAGTGTGCCTCGTTTTTTTCTATGCCATTAATTAATCCAAAAACACAAGTCAATTTACATTTGGAACGATTTAATGATGACTTCAATTTATATCATATTGGAATAAGTTTTAAAAATAACAATAGTCTATTAAGATACGATTATCGCCCTTTCTGCGAACCAAATAAATGCGAATTTAAAACATTAAATAATGATGTAAATAATGCTAATGTTATTAGTGCTGTTGTTTCAACTAAACAATTAACCTTAATTGATAAACTATATAGATTTTATATACCCGAAAATGTTCCAAATAAAACCATCTATTGGGGTGAAACCAGTAAATCATTGGAAGAGGTGGAGCAATTTGAAAAAACTCTACCAAAAAAATATATATTAGGTATTAATGATTGTCGCCATTATGTAAATCGCATTTCATTATGGGCTCTAAATAAGCGTACTCCTATATGGAGCCTAGAAAAATTATGGAACATTTCACAAACAAATTTATCTTAATAGCTAATTACAAAAAATTAATTACTAATTTTATATTTAGTAATTCTTCATTTTGTTTTTATATTGTTTTAATATATAAACAAAATGTCATCGCGTTCATCAAGCCCACCAAGTCCATCAAGTCCATTAAGTCCAGCGTGTGCATACCCTAAACCGCGTGATGTAAGTTATGGTAGTAATAGGAACGCAAATAGGAGAAAAAAAGCAGCAGCAGCAGAGTGTGAGAGGGAAAAGGAAGCGCTGCGCAAACAATCCACTAGCCACACTAGTAAAAAGGCAAAAGGAATGAGACGTAGATCACAAAGGACACGACGCAAAGGTTCTAGAAGAACACGTAGATATTAAAAATAAATATTTTTATATAACATATTAATTATTTAAAAATTAAAAATTGAATAATTAATATACAATTATTAAGTATAGCATTATAGCAAGTTATGGATTTAGCAAAATTAACTAAATCACAGCTTATGTTAGAGTGCGAACAACAAGGAATTACAAATTATAAATCAAAAAGCAAAGATGCATTAATTAAATTACTTGAACCTCAAGTTATTGAAAAAAGCATTGATAATAAAAGCATTATTAATCCTTCTATTAGCGTTGAAAATATGTGCGGGCTAGAATATTTAAAAACGTTAGACCCTAACTCTATTGATTTAATATTAACAGACCCGCCTTATATTATATCTAAGTCGAGTGGTCTAGATAAGCATTATAATAATGTTAAATATAATGAAGCTAATAATATTAATGAGGTTAAGTCTGAAGAAGAATGGACAAATTATAAAGAGCAAAACGCAATTGAAGACGACACTCATAAAAGCAATTATATTAAATATGGGTCAATATATGGAAAAAAATATTGCGTTAAAACTGACTACGGATCTTGGGATAGTGATTTTAATTTAGCTATTTTGGAAAAGTTTATTGAGCTTTATTATAGCAAACTAAAAAAAGGAGGCACATTAATAATGTTCTTTGACTTATGGAAAATTACAAACCTCAAAGACCTATTAGAAAAATACAATTTTAAGCAAATTAGGTTTATTGAGTGGATTAAAACTAATCCACAACCAAGAAATAGTAAAGTCAATTATTTAACTAATACTAGAGAGATTGCGCTATTAGGCATTAAAGACAGTAATCCAACATTTAATAGCAGTTATGACAATGGCATTTATAGTTTTCCGTTACAAGGCGGTAAAAACAGGTTTCATCCTACGCAAAAGAGTTTGGCATTATTTGAAGAACTCATTAAAAAACATTCGAATGAAGGCGATACAATATTAGATACATTTTTAGGCTCTGGAACAACAGCGCTAGCTTGTAAAAACACTAAACGACTTTTTAAAGGCTGCGAAATTGATAAAACATATTATGACAAAATATTAACACTTTTACAATAAAAAAAGCGGCTATAAACTATATAAAGGCTAATGCTTTAATTATACTTACAACTTAACAATTGTAAAATGTTGCCCAAACACTGTAAGCAAATTTTCAAATGCCCAGCGAAATTTAATGCAGTCGCGATTATTATGCACTTGAAATTCGCCAATTGTTACTCCATTTATGCTAATAGACGAACTTTCATTCCATAGCTTATTTTTTATATTGTGACTAAAGTTAATGCTATAAGGTAACCAATTTATCTCTTGTTTTAATACTATAAAGGCTAGCAAATCACTATGCTTATTATAATATAATATAGGACAATCAAAAGTATGTGCACTATAGACTTGTAATAAATTAGCTATGTTATTGCTAATAAAGAGCTTGATCTGGTCTAAACCAATACTTTGGTCAAGTGCGAAAAACTCGCAAAACTTTTTATGTGAGGGTTGCCCTATAACTTGTGGACACACTTTACCAGCCTTATTTTTGCTCGTTTTAGCGCTTAAATGAATGCTAGGGTTGTCTACACATTCAAAATCATATTTGCTTCCACGACTTGCGCAATGCTTAATAGTATAAGGAAAGACATTTTTAAGATTAGTAAGTTTATTTTTGAGAGATTGCGCCTCGTCCAAACTATATTTATAAGTTCCATCATAAGGCGTTTCATAATACAAACAAATTGCCATTTCGAAAATCTTGCCCAAATCTTCAGTAAGCACCTTTTTGGTTGTTGTTGCCATATTATTATTAATGTTATAAGTTTAATAATAATAATCTAAATCTTTAATTCAATTTTTATTGGGTAATGATAAAATAAAATTGAAAGTATTGTCTTTAAATAGTTTTATTAATATAAACCAATAAAGTAATGACAACATTTATACCATTAACTGATGCTTCTGTTCAAGTTCTTGTAAAAAACCTTAAAAGCAAAATTATTGCTTGTGGTCCCATTATAAATTCTTCACAAATAGAAACTATTTTGGAACAATGGACCCAAGCATCAGCAGAAGCATCAAAAGCGGCAGCGTTTATAGAAAGAGCACGACAAAAAACACAAGAAACTCTTATTAGAATAGCTGCAGATAAACTTAGTCCCAGTGAAGAACGTCTTGCTCAATTTTTGCGACATGCTGTTACAGTTAAAATGCTTCGCAAAGCGCATTTGGACATAGCAACAGCACAACTAAAAGCAGATATTTCTTGTGAAGAAGAGGCAATGAAAGAATTTAACAGAGCATTTGAAAATAGAGATATAGCATACGAATATAAATGTAATTATATAGATGATATAAGTTGTAGTTTTTATAGTATAGAAAATATGTTAGAAATTATGTTAGATGAAGTTAAGAAAAAGGAAACAAAAGAGAATTTTAATCGAGATATAGTAATGATACTTAGAAAGGTAAGAAAAACTAAAAAAGTAATAAGATATATACAACGAAAGGCAGAGAAGGATGAAAACTTGGCAGACAATGAATGTTATATAACAGCTAACGTGGTAATGAACAGTATAAAAGAGTATTTTGGTGTAACCTCGAAATATATCCAAAACTCTACAAAATATGTTGTCCGGGTACCTGAAAATATACGAACAGGAGACTGTTTTAAAGCTAACCTAGGAGGCAAATTAGTATGGTTGCGCTTTTCACCTAGTTCTTGTCCTTGGTCTCGGCGTTATATAGAAACATATGAAAATGGAATGATATTACCATATAGGATTAACATATTTAGAAGACAGGATGCGCAATCACAAAAGCAGGAGGTGGCGATTAAAAAGGCAGAGAGGCGACAAAAACGACGTGAGGAGAAGGAGAAGGAAGTGAATGCCTATTGGGACTTGGAACACTATTGGTCGTCACGAACAGCTATTGAAATCTAAAACATTAATCATTAAATACTGAATTCATTTTAATATGTGCCTCATTATAATATTTTTTTCTATATTTTTTCATTGTGCTGTCTTTTATACGTGTATTTTTAAAATAATTGTATCTTTTATTTTCTTGTAATAATTCTATTATAAAATATAACGCATACATACCACATTGTCCATCACCATATTGATGAGTAAAACCTTCATTATCATCTACTGTTAATTGAATATTTAAATTGTGGGCTTGCTCAACTATTCTGTTTATTAATACTTTAATTTGTTTTGGCATTTTTGAACCATTACTGTCAAAGTAAAAAACGAATTTTCTAGTCAAATCAATAAATAATGAGATCCAATGTTTTCCAGGTTTATTATGAGGATCAGTATTAAATATTACTCCTATTTTGCTAATATTATTTTTGATATGATTTTCTAAATTAAAATTACATAATTGCTCCCATACGCAAGTTGAGAACACTTCTTTTGCATCAAAATCTATAGGAGACGGACCTATAAACTTAAAATATTTATGAGATTTTTCATATTGTTTCATTATTTTAGTTATATCAACACTTGAGAGCCACGTATTGGGCTTTGACGTCCAAGTTTCAGGAGAAAATGGCTTAAAGATTTCTTTTATTAATAATTCACTATTATTAACCTTACGTAACGGTGTTTTTTCTAACCAACATAATTCGTCATAGCAATGTTTATCTAATTTTTGCTTAAAAAAATCCCATATTTCTTTACTATTATTAGTCAAAATTTTGTCTTTATTATTAGCATTCCAAACATTTTTAAATAATTGTAAATTATTACGCGTATAGCAAGTATAGTGTTTCAATTCAGCGTCTACATATTTATTTTGGTATGGTGAGCATTTAAGTTTGCTAAATTTACGCGTAATTTTTTTTGATTTGCGACCTATTTTCTTAAATGTATTATACATATTATTTTATATTTCTATTTAATATATAAATATAAAATAAATTTTTTAACTGCGTTTTTGTGGAAGTATTTTTAGTTTATTGTTTATAGTTTTTCTAACAACAAACAAATCTAAATTTGTTATGCATTTTTTAGCGCACATACTATTTACTGTTGTATTATATAAATTAAAGTCATTTAAAGAGGTGTCTTCGCAATAATTTGAATTATTATTAAAGTCTTTAAGTTCTTCTTTTATAGAGTTTTTAATTTTTTTTTCTTTTAAATGACTTATTAAATTTAATACATACAACAAATAATAAAGCTTGTATTTTTCTCCGTTTGCTATTTTAGCATCGTCGCTATTTTCTATAAGTTTTTCTAAAGTTGTTGCATTATATTTAATTATTTGTTCTTTGTAAGTGGCTATGTTTTCTTCTATATTAGTATAAATGTCTTTTAATAAATAATTAGCGCTGAGTAATTGCTCTAATTTATTTGTTCTAAAAGATGGGTTATGGTTTTGGTTTGCAAAATAGCGTAAATCAATATTGTTTATTGCTAGGTCGGCTTTTTGCTTGTCTAATCTCTCTTGTTCCTTTAATCTCTCGAGTTCCAAATTTTCTTTTTCTTCTTCTTTTTTTTTTTGATCTTCAATTAAATCTATATTTACAACTTTTAATTGTTTTGATTTTTTCTTTTTTTCTTTAGTTTCTTTAGTTTCTTTAGTTTCTTTAGTTTCTTTAGTTTCTTTAGTTTCTTTATTTTCCTTTAATTTGGTGCTATTACTATTAAGCATTTTACTATAAATTTATTTTATATTTTTTAATTGAACTCGTGTCGAATTATAAAACAATTCATTTCCAATTGTTGGAAATCTATTTGGATTAAAATCTTGAAACTGCTCTTCTCTAAATAATAAATGGCTATCTAAATTTTCATTTTTTGTAGCAAAATTTATTTTGTTTTCATATAAATCACTGGTGCTAGGTGGAATATATGATTTTTGATCTGCTTTTTGAAGAGCAAAGAATTGATTTCTCAAAGTAGACTCTCGATCTATATTAGAAGCAAACCCGCAAAAATGCAGTTTTCTAGTTGCAGGAAAGAAACTAGAACTAGTATCATAATTACCATAATTTTGTATAGGTTCTACTGATTTTGCTAATGGAGCAACACTTGGCATAAATGTATATTTAGTATTTACCGGCCTAAATGAAAAATTCATAGTTAATCCACCTGATGGAATGTTTCTATTTGAAATTTCACTATTTATTGAATTTTGTTTATCAAAGTTATTTAACTCTACATTATATAAATTAGTAGTTACACTCATTATTAATAATATAATATATATAATTTAATAATTAATATTATTATAAAAATAATATAATTATTAAATTTAAAGCTAATGAAAAATGGCAAAAAAAAACCTATATAATTTATAGAATTATCTCTATATTATTTTCTATAAATAACTAACGCTTAACTCTTCTTAATATTATAATTTAAATAATATTTAAAATTATTTAGATTATGATTATGTTTCGTTTTGCTAGTAAACATTAATGCTTTATATTCTCTCGCTAGACTAGCCCTATGATTGCGTTGCTCCTTCTTAAATTGCTGGAGCCTATTTTTCTCTTGTGTCTTTAAATACTCTAGGTCAAACATATTTGACATAAGATTATGATTAGATAGCAAGCTCATTAACACAAGCGCTGATGTTGCCATTTTAACTTAATGATTAATGATAAATAATAATAGCAAAAGAAGAAATCAATTTTTTTTATTGACGATGTTGTTGATGTTGTTTGTATATATCACTTTTTAATTCATTTACAAAGCGACTATGTTTTTTTGAATGTTCTCGTGATAAAACTTTTATATAATCTTTAAAAGGTATTCCGTGGACGCTACCAGAATTGATTATGTCATTTATATAATGAAGATATAAATTAGCTTTAGGTTCAACCTCTTCTTGGAGTTGAGATAAGCACGGTGCTAATCTATCTATAGTGTTAAAACTAAAAGTATGCAGCTTCTCATCTAAATGTTTGTAGAAGTCTTCAAGCATATTTTTATTTAACCTAATTTGAGTTGTATACTCATTATATTCAGCCACGTTATTATTTTTCAAAAGCTGAACAAGATGATGTCTAATGTCACTGCCATTTTTTTCAGAAATAGAACTTTGACTAGGAGTTGTTGTTCTACTAGCTCTACTAGTTCTACTAGCTCTACTAGTTCTACTAGCTCTACTAGTTCTACTAGCTCTACTAGTTCTATTAAATCTAACTCCTCCTTTACTAAAAGTTCTATAGTTTTTGCCTGTACGCTTTCTTTTTTTCTTGTTTTCTTCTTACGTATTTATATATAAATAAATATTTTATATATAAATAAATATTTTATATAAAAAAAACACAACAACATTTTCACTTTATAAATTATTAGTTTTCAAGACCTGTTTTATCATTAGTAAACCACGACATTTTAATAGTATGTATATTATTTCTAATAATTTTATATGATATGCTTAAAGCATAAAAACTTATTAATTTATAATAGTCTTCTTTTTGTATCCACTTTAGTACTTCATAATAATTATTATAGCTATATGAAATAACTATAATACTAGGTATAAAATGTTGAATTTCTTTATGCCCAATAGTTTCAAGCTCTCCCCACTTTTCATTTTTTCCAAATAATTCATAATTATAGTTGTCCAGTATATACTCATCCATAGTCTCATAATGGTTTATAGGAAAATTATATAAATCCAAATATTTTGTTATATTAGTCTCGTTCATAACAATTAGCTCTACACTTTTTTTAACACTAGCAATTAATTCATTGGCCTTAAGCATATTGCTGTTACTAACTAATATCATAACCAATAAAAATTATTCAATTTTTTTCATAATCTTTTTGTATTATGTTTTGTTAACTTATTATTTATTTCAACAATACATTGTGTTGTCGATGTTACAAATAAGTCTGGTATAAACGCGTGAATAAGCGCTTTAATAGCTGAAATAAACAATATAACAACATAACTTAAAGAAACATACATATGTTCAAAATAGCCCATATTCATTTCTCTCAAATGTTTAAAATCAAAAAACATTTTTCACTATAACATAACAAAACAAATTATTTTTAATAACTTATTTTAATAACTTATTTTTTAATACATTATGATATAATGTATAACTTGAATATAATACTATTATTATTATAGTTACAACTTTTCTAGATACGGCATATGGCCAATATGGTAAAAAATATACTATTAGTAATGCTAATAGGCCAAATGCGTATATAATATTATTATATTCAAAATATTTTTTAACATTTAACAATGGATAAAAACCTACTAAATGCAAAATTATTACAAGAATAAAAATACCTATTAATTTTTCCTGTATTATTTTATAATAACTATCAATTAATCCAACTATTCCAACTAATAAGAAAATTAAACTTACATATTTAATATAATTGTTTAAATAATATATTAGTATAGCACCAATAGGAACTAAAACAAAACTTAATTCACCACGAATTATTTTATAATGATAATAATATATATTGTTGTTTTTGAATGTTATTTTCATTTATCATTATATATAAGTAATTTTAATAATTATGAAAAATATTAATAATTATGAAAAATATTAATAATTATGAAAAATATTAATAATTATGAAAAATATTAATAATTATGAAAAATATTAATAATTATGAAAAATATTAATAATTAGTTATATATAATGACATCTAAAGTTGTCGGTGAAGGTACATATGGTTGTGTATTAAAACCACCTATTTTATGTAATGAGACAAGTAATCTTGTATCACAAGATTATGTTAATAAAATATCGAAAATAATGACTAGAGAGCATGCTATTAATGAAGAAGCAGAATATAGCGCAATAAATAATATACAAGGTTTAGATAAATATGCTATTACTGGTCCGTTATTGTGCAAGCCTTTATTAGACAAAAATTTTAATGCTAGCGTTAAAAAATGTAAAACACTAAAAGTTAAAAACACATTTAAGAATGATAAGCATGATTTACGAATGTTATTATTAGAAGACGGAGGAATAAGTATATATGACCATATAACTAAAGTATTTATGCTACAAAGCCTAGATGAAAAGAAAGTCTTTTTGACCTCATTAATAAAATTGTTCGACGGACTACTCTTTTTTCAGTCTAACGAAATTATGCATAGAGATATTAAATTAGCCAATATGGTATATAATGTAAATAATGGTAGAGCAAAATATATTGACTTTGGACTAATGACAAACTTTAAAAGATTTGCTAAAAGATGTAGCTCAAATACTGAAAGATTAGGAATAAGTCACAGTTATTATGCTCCTGAAAATAGTTGCTCAAACAAATTTTCGTTTAATTCTAATAAATTAAAATGCACCAAGGTTAAAGATCATTTTAAAACACACGAGGACTTTATTAGCTATTTACAAAAATCATTTGACATTTATTGCTTGTCATTAGCATTATTAAATATGACATCTATTTTAGATTATAAAAATAAAGGACTAAAAAAAGATGCTATTCCGCGCTCGTTTTTTGAGGAGTTTAGTATATTATTGCTTGATTATGTTAAATATGATGTTAGCAAGAGAAATATTAATATACTTCAACTTAAAGAAAAGTATGTTAGCTTACTAAAAAAACACGATTGTTATTTAAAGAAAGTTCAACTGCCTTCCCCAGAAGTTATTGATGTTATAGAAAAAATAAAGCAAAAAGAATTTAAAGCCGACCTAGCCAAAATTTGCCCTCCTACTAAGCCAGTGCTAAATCCTTCTACAAACAGATGCGTTGCTGACTGCAAAACAGGATTTATTAGAAATAAGAGCTTTAGATGCGTTAAAATGAATTTAGCAAAGGATTTAGAAAATAGTAAGAAGAGTAGTAAGAAAAAAAGTAATAGCACCAGTGTAACAAGAAAGAAGCACTACACTAGTGTTGTTGTTAATGATTCTTCAGTTGCTAAAAAGCAATACTGTATAAGCAAAAATAAAGATTATAATCACATTACAAAGCGGTGTAATGTTAAATGCCCTAAAAATAAAACACGTAATTCATTATTTAAGTGCGTTTAAATATTAAATAGGAAAGAATTCTAATAATACTTTTTATTTGTTTTTTTATAATTCTTCCTTTTATATTTTCTTTTAGATTTTCCTCCAAAAGATTTACTTCTATGTATAAATCTAGATATAGATGGAAATATTGGATTTGGCATAGGTATATCTGATATAGGTATGAATTTAAATGTTGGTGCTTTACCTCTTTCAATAAGACAATCTAAAAAGCCATATTTGTGCTCTTCCTTTATAAAAGTATATCTTATATTAGTATTATGATTACTATCTGTAGAATCATATTTTATTTTATCGAGTTGTGAGTTTAATTTAGGATCCAATTCAGTTCCACCTGATCCAACAATATATTGTTGAATCATCATATTATTGGTATGTCTATAATTTTTAAAACTTATTTCAATTTCTCCTTCTTGGTATAAATGCAGATCAGAACATAAATAATAATATTTGGTAGTAGGCGGAAGAATGATGAAAATTATTTCTAGAACAGGTGTAAAATCAATATGTATATCACTTTTATATTCGGTTATAAAACTAGGAGGATCTTTTATTGTTTTATTTTTTAATTGATAAATAGGGTGATGACCAACTATTATAAGACTAGTTATGTTTGGATTATCTAAAAGTGCTTTAATAATTTGTATTAATTGATAACGCCTTAATTCTTCTATATTAGTAAATAAAGGTTTTATTTTATTTATATATAATTCATTCTTTTCAAAAAATTTATGATAGCAAGGTAAATATTCTGTTGCATGGTCGAAGTCATATATACTAGTATCTATCATTAATATTAATGTATCATATATGGGTTTAGCCTCAAAAAAGCAATACTTAACATTTCTTCTATCTCGAAGCGATTCAAGTTCTAATCCTATTATTTCGCATTCATTAATGAATTCAGGTCTTCTATTTATTTTTGGGTTTAATTTTATTTTTACTGATTCGCTAGTAACACTTGCACTAGCACTTATACTTTGCTTTATCCTCAACAATAAATAAATTTTTTTTAGTATTTGTTTCTAAATCATGATTACCAAGTATCATATATATAGGAATAATTTCAGGTAATGACATTAATCCCTGTCTTAATTTGTCTGGAAATATATCTTTTGTTTTTACTTTAGGATCTGCTTCTGATTTATTTTTATCAGGATAATAATTGTCTCCTGATACGATTATAAATTTGGGAGGGTCTTCACTGATTTTTGATTTTACAAGTTCCATTACTTTTGTTGAATTACCAACAGGTATGGTTGTGCCTTGCTTTGTTTTAGTAAAGTTCAAGTTATTCCAACATCCAAATTGTAAGAACCGTACACTTTCAGACATATTATATTTACATGTATGAATATAATATATTATTTGAATAAGTAAAATTAAGTAAAATTGAATATAATTTTTTATAGTATATAATTTATATTAATAAAGTATAAAATGGATTCTTATTGTAATGAAAAAATTAGTGATTTTGATTTATGTGGAACAAAATATAGTATTGAAGTTTTAACAAAGCATATGCATTATTTAAATAAAAAAGTAGTGCTTTGCACTCAAGAATTAACAGCCCAATTTTGTGTAAGATTTATTTTAGATTTAGATATTGAGTCGGGAAGTGAAGACAGCTATTGTTATGATAAAAATCATATTCTTAGTAGGCAAAAGCATATAACAAGCGAAGAATTTGACCAAGCTTATGAGTTATATTATAAATAAAAACATATTAAAGCATAAAATATATGTTTTATTTAAGAAGCTATGGATATAGAACTCCTTCAGCAAGCACTAGAAAATGATGATAATTTAAATATTATAAATACAAATATTCAAGAAATTAAGCGCAAGAAAAATGAAATATTACAAGAGCTCGGTCTTAAGCGCGACGATTTAAAAAGTTTTCATAAAAAATTAAACGGATATATGTATGTTGACAACTTAAAAGATTTAAAATATGGGCGAAATATACGATGGGTTAATTTAAAAAAAATAGAAAACATTAAAATAACTAATGGCTCTATTTTATGTGATATTAAAATACACGACAAA